TGATAATTGCTGTAAAAGTAATGATTCTATCGTTAGTTGTCGGAACACCAGTTAAGTTAATAGTAAAGTTAGCCGATGGTGACGAGTAGTACGAAATCAATGTGTCAGTGTATGCCACATTAGAAAGGTTTGATGTTATTGAAGCAGACGCAACAACTTCTGAAATCTCAGCCATTGTTAAACGACCATTGACCGTTGTATTACCAGTAATTGTTACATCTCCAGTAACACTCAATGTTCCGCCAACATTGACATTATTGGCAGTAGCAATACCGCCAGTAACAACAAGGGCACCAGTCGTAGTGTTTGAAGAAGCTGTAGTATTGGAAAGAGTTACAATTCCAGCAATATTTGCAAGACCGCTTGCTTCAAGGTCTGCAACAACCAAAGATGCGTTTGCGGATGCAGCAAAGTTTGCTGTGCTTGACGGAGCTGTTGTTAGATTAGTAAACAACTTAAACTTACCATCGCTTGCATCTCTTAATAGACCTGCATACTTGACAGCGCCATCGTTAAACTTACCAGCGAAACCAAGGTCAAAAGTATCAGCAGCGTTTGTATTTCCCATGAACACAATTGGGTCTGACACGGTAAGGTTGTTTGATTCAAACGCACCACCACCTACAGTGATGGTTCCTTGAATATTAGTATTACCGCTAATGTAAACATTACCACCAACACCAAGACCGCCAGCAACAACAAGTGCTCCAGTTGTAGCACTTACTGAGTTAGTAGCGATATTAACTGTTACAGATGTATTTGGAGTAATAACCATTTGAGTTTTATCACTTGACAAACCGCCTGCCGCAAAAATAATTTTGTTTTGCTGACCATTACCACCAGTAGCAAGAACAAGGTTTCCGTTTCCTGCAGTGTTTGCTGGGGCTTCTAAGAAAACATAACCATCATGATCACCAGTGATTGTGAATGATGGGTCATTAAAGTTTGACGAAGTAATACCCATGTCAATCCAACCAGCATCATCAGTTCCTGCATCGGCATAAGCAATAATATCTGTTGAGCTGTTTGCGTTTGTACCCAAGTTTCTAAAAGCAATTTGAGAATAATCTGTTGTATTTGACTGAACAGTTAAGGTTGGATTAGTTAATGTTGCAGCAAAGTTAACAGAGTTTGCGCCGACTGTTGAAGCAGCATTTGCATTCAATGCTTGTGTTGTTGTAAGAGTAGAAACATTTATATTATTGGCAGTAATATTGCTATTAACAGTTAAACCAGCAGCGACAACATTGCCAGACAATGTTGCAGAAACAATGCTAAGTGCATTAGTCCAAGAAACAGCTGTTCCATCTGTCTTCAAAAGTTTGTTTGCATTAGTTGATTGAGAAGGAATTTCTCCAGTTCCACCTTGTGAAAACAAATCCCATTTAGAGGCGGCAAGATCTGTTGCAAAAAGACCAGCGCTTACATGTTCAGATGTTGCAATATAAGCATTACCATCATTAAAGACAACATCGTTTTTATAATAAGTAGTAGAAGTAGTCCAAGTTGATCTCCAGTTTGCACCAGTAGTAAAAATTTCCCAACATCCAGCAGCCAAGTTTGTTGTAAAAACTCCAGAAGTGTGCGCTGTCAGCGCAATATAAGCTGTTCCACCACGAAGGACAATATCATCAACTTTATAAGCGGTTGATGTTGTCCAAGTGCCTTTGTAATCCTGCCCGTCAGCCATTTGAGCCCAATAAGTAGCATTTGTTGGCAAGTTACCAGCAGCGGAGGTCGTGCTAATATAAACATATGATTTTGCCCCATAGGACACAACATCATTCAATTCATAGGTAGTACCAGCAGCATATGCGCCTTGGTGAAAAAACCTTAATCTTCCTAAATCTATTGCCTGTGCCATTTACGCAACCTCCAAAATCAAATGCGATTTATTACTAGTATACCATGAGTAGCTTAATTCAGATTGGCTTGTAAGCCAGTTGACATAAACACTAGTATTATTATAATCTAAAACTTCTCCTACTTCCAAATTTGCCAAACTTTCTGCCAAACTTTCTCTTCCAACATATCTAAAACCACCATCATCATTTGCAGTAAGTATCCCATCACCGCTTCTATAATCGGGAATCTGAATTGGGTCTGTATCTGACAATACCTGCACTGTCAATCTCCCCGTAGCAGGATTAAACTGCCAGCCATGAAAATATGCACCATCTAAAATTTCATGGATTTTTGGATCCCAAGTAATTGCAGCACCAGAAGCGTTACCACTACCGCTACCACCAGAATTGACTAAATTAGGCATATTCTACCCCGCTAATATTAAAAGTTAAAGAGCTATTGCTAGAAGCGACATAGATCTTACTATTTGCTGGAATGACAATGGATGTATTGTAATACAAGACATCATTTTTAATAACTACAGCGTTGCTAATAATTTTATTATTAGACGCAACGGTATCCGCTCCTACTAAAATATGAATATCAGCTGTTGCATTGGTAGTATTGCTGGTGTTGCAAATATTAATTGATTTAATAATTGAATAATTCCCAGCAGTATTTGCAACTGTATACACATTTGAAGCAGTTGTGTTACCAAGGTAAAACGATTTTGGAACTAAGTTAGCCATTTATGCCCCCATCCACATTAAAACTTCATTATCGTAAGTTGTTGTATTCATATCTTGAATAGTTGCTGCATCAAGAATATGATCTACAAACGCACCAGATGTGTGTGATCTTGCAGTTGTGCCATCATAACCACGAATCTGGATTGTAAAAGTATTTGTGCTTCTTGAAGAGATAAGCATCTTCTCTTCATCAGATGTACCTCTATCAACAACCACTGCAAAAGGATTTGACCCAGATGGAAAACCAACAGCGTCAGTTACGGAAAAAGAAGAAGCGCTGTTTGAAATATTCGCACTCAAGTTTGTTCTTAACGCAGATCCTGTAAACTCTCTTCTTAGCATCAAAACCCCTTAGTCAATGCTGATATCAAGATCGCCAGTTGCGATTCTTAAAGTATCCCCAGCATCTGTTGTTTTATTTGTTGTAAGTGTTCCATACAACAACATATTTCCAGTTGTTAAAGCATCAAAAATACCAATTGCTACAGTTGTTGCTGCTGGCATTCCTGTAAAATCAATGTTGCTATCATTTGATGTTGCACCGCTTGAAGCAGCGGTAAATGTTGCAATTTGACGAGCATATGAACCACCAGTAACTTCTGTTCCACCAGCTGCATCAGATGGTGCGACTGTAAATAGCGCTACATAAACATCTGCTGGCATTGTGTACGAAGTGGTACCCAGGAAGTGATCAATAAGTTTGTTCTCAAGATAGTTTGTAAGATTGCCTGCCATTATTAATCCTCCTGATTAGTATAATACATTTCCTTTTCTTCATCACTAGGCAATCTAAAATTATCTAATGCAAGAAGCAAGTTGGCTTCTTCTGCTGGAAGCAAGCCCATTTTATTTCTCTGTGAAAAACGAAATCCAGATGCAGTTGAATATCCAGCTCCGCTTTCAAACACAACCAAAACTTTTCCTTCTTCAGAAATATTTTCTTCAAGGATTTCTTTTTTTACTGTAGCTTTTTTTGCTACTGCTTTTTTTGGTTTATTAATTTTTTCTGATGTTACGCTTGTTTCATTATTAGTCATATGATCAATCTTATCACCTATATCTATTTAAATCAATTGAGAATGATAAAAGGCGGGGTTCTTGTGAACCCCGCCCGTTATCTACTTTAATTGTTTAAATTAGAGTGAGCGCAGCTTAACATTCTTACCGATTACATATGAATCAGCATTTTCAATGTTGTTTGCAACTCTCATGTACTGTGTGTACTCAATTGTGTCAGTCTTTGGCTTAAACTGGCGATACACTGTGATGTCACGGTGGATACCAATTACACGGTTGTTAGGGAATGTAAGTTCCACAAAACCATGACTGCCTGCGGCTGCTGAGTAGTCACCAGTTGCGGTTTCTGGCATCAAAGGTACTTCAATCAGAGGAATACCGAATGGTGAAAGACCAGTTGCACCTGGACCACCATTTGCTCTCATTGAACC